ATGACCGACGGGCGCACTTACATAAAAATATTCTCTTGAAGATAGGTGACGCTGCGTTAGTATCTGCATTATTGAATGAATCGAAAGGCAATGCAATGTTCAGCAAACTAGCCTTAGCCTTGATCCTGGCGCTCACTGTCACGATGGCAGGTGCAGCGGCTGGCGCGATCAAGGACGCAATGTACGCGGTGCAGATTAATCAGGAAGGGAAATAATTATGAACGCCTATATAATCACATTGCGCCATGCAGGCGGGACAATTGCGATCAGGACCACGGCTAGCAGCCGAGAGGCGGCGATTGAACAGGTTTGCGCCTTTGAGGGCGCTCCGCATAGTGCGGTGGTTCAGGTGCAGGAATTGGGGGCTGTGGCATGACTGACAAGGAAAAGCTGGCGTTGGCGATTGCCGCGCTCCGCAAGATTGCTGATTGCGAATTAAGAGGTGGCCTCTGGAACGGGCTATGAGTGCGGAACGGTACGCCCTGGTCCCATATAAACACGGGTCGGTTAGCATGTTTATCAAGGACAAATGTCGCTGTGATTTATGCGTAAGCGAGGCTCGGCGGCGCAGACACTTGTATTATCGCAAGCATAATCCGGTAGTTAAGAACAAATCCAAGAGCAACCCTGATAAGGAATATGACCTGTAATCATCCCTTGACACCACAATCCCCTCAAGTATTCTACTGCTATCAATCCCTTCAATCTCTCGCGGGAAACGAGCCATGGCCTCTGAAGCACCCGACTATCCCTCCCAGCGCATCGCTGCCCTCAAGGCAAAGCTGAAGGCGCGGGACGGGAAACCCAACTTCAAGGAAAACTGCGAAGCGATCAAGGCCGAGATCGCGCGGCTGGAAGCGCGGCAATGAGCGACGACATCACTAGACTGAAGGCTGCGGTAGCCCGCGTGTTCGGCTCCCCCGGTATTGAGCACCCACGAGTGACGGAAGCAGAACACAGCAGGTGGCTGCTCAAAGTGTCTTACGGCCTCATACCAGCCTACACCGGGACATCTAAACCCCCGCGCGGGTATCTGAAGCATCTGCGCCTCGACTATCGCAAGATACGCAAACAGGAACGTAGGCGCGCATGGGCGGGGCACGGCAATGACTGACGACATCACCCCAACCCGCGTCGTTAACGCTCTACCAGCGATCTCAGGTGAGGCGTACCAGCACGTGGGCCGATTTGCCGGCGCAGTCGTCCTGAGCGTGTTCGAGCAGAACGGCGGGGTCGAGGCCATGTCAGCTTGGGCTCTAAGCAATCAGTCCGATTTCTATACAAAGTTGTTCGGCAAACTCGTCGCCAAGTCGATGCAGGTTGACCATTCTGGCTCGATCTCGATCGACGATGCGATCTCGCGTCTTGAGCGTAGTGGTAACATCGTCGAAGGCGATTTCACAGAGAATTTTGATCTTTAAGCGGGAGTATTGAAGATGATTAATCTTGTTCTGGTCCTAAGCTGGCTTTCAGGCGCTCTGACCATCTACGCCCTCATGGGCGAGCGAATACAGGTAAAGCGCGACAAGGCAGGTCGGTTTACGGCCCAATGAGCCGGGTCGAGGGCAAGCGCTCGATGCACCGCATTGCCGACATCCGGCGCGGGGCCTTGGGCATCTTCGACTACAAGCAGCCGGGGGTATTTCGTGACCCTTGCTTCTGGTGCGGAACCCGCGCAGACATCGGCTGCGTACACCAGAAGGACAGGTACAATGGATGAGACGGCCCCTGACAGTATCGAAGCAACGCTGGCAGAACGCGGGTCACGCTACGGCTCGTTTGATGAACATGCCCGTATTACGCAGGCGATCAAGCGCGCAATGGCTGATAGCCCGAACTGGACAAAGCTGGCTGACGATCAACGCGAAACGTTAGAGATGATCGCACACAAGGCTGGCCGCATTCTCAATGGCGACCTGGACTATCACGATAGCTGGCATGACATCATCGGCTACACCAAGTTGGTTGCGGATCGCCTCGAAAAATGAACATTCCTGAAATTGCCTCGCGCTACGGCATTTCCACTGACGAGGTTCGCGCCCGGTGGATGATGCTGCGCGTGGCTTTATGGAAATCCGATTTCAAACTGTTCGCGCACGATGTCATCCGGATCAGGACCAAGGAAGGCGACCTTGCTCCCTTGGTCATCAATGACGCGCAGTTGCTTCTCCACGATGCCGCTGAAGCCCAACTGACCGAACACGGCTGGGTGCGTCTCGCAGGCCTCAAGGGACGCCGGCAGGGCTTCTCCACCTACGTTGCCGCACGAGGCTATTGGCGCGCTACCCTTTGGGACCGCCAACGCATCTACATCCTCTCACACGAGATGGCGTCCTCGAACACCCTGTTCGGCATGGTCGCTTTGATGCAGGAAAAACACCCCTTCCCGCCTGCTGTGGGTGCCGACAACGCCAAGGAGCTTGAGTTTCAGAAGCGCGGCTCATCCTACGCCGTTGCTACAGCCGGCCAGAAGGCAGGCGGGTGAGGCGGAGCCATCTCCTTCTTCCACGGCTCTGAAGCCGCCTGGTGGACCAATGCACCCGACCACTTCGCCGCTTCCGTGCAGGCTGTTGACGAAGTGAAAGGCCAATGGGGGGTTCTATGGACCGAACCACCCGAACCCCTGCCGTTTGAGCGCGGCAGGGGAACGATCGAAGGCTGGACGCGCGCTCCATCGGAGATATGGCTCGAAACAACCTCGGCAGGCCCGGTGGGCGAGTTCTACAAACGCTACCGCGATGCCATGAAGGGGATCGGGCGCTACAAGGCCGTTTTCGTGCCGTGGACCGTCCAGTCCGAATACGTCGATCACGGTCATTATGAACCATCCGACGATCCCGAAGAAGATGGTGAACTGTCCGAGCGCGAATACCAACTGGCCTACAAGCTGTCCGATGCACAGATGCTCTGGCGCCGGTCGAAGATCCACGAACTCGGCTCCTTGGGCAAGTTCAGGCAGGAGTACCCGATTGATGTCACAGAAGCCTTCTCAGCCGCTTCCGCCGACGGGATATTCATCCCTCCCTCTCTGGTTCTCAAGGCTCGAAAAAGGACACTCGATGTCCCCGACGCACCTCTCATTCTCGGAGTGGACCCAGCGGGTGCAGGGGGAGATCGGTTTGCGGTTGCCGCTCGGCGCGGCGACAAGTGCCTGTGGGTCAAGCATCGCAACAAACTTGAGCATGACGAAGCCGTAGCCTGGCTTTCGGAGATCATCGACACCGAGAAGCCTGATCGCATGTGCATCGATCGCGGCTCGATGGGCGGCAACATCATTTCGTCGCTGCGCCATATCAAGCCGCGCTATGCTGACATCGTGAAGGGAATTGACTTCGGCGGAACCTCGAAAGCCAAGAAAGCAAACCCGCATAGAGCCGGTCCTTGGAACGTGAGAGCGGAGATTTATGGTCGGCTGCGCGAGTGGTTGCTTGAAGGCGGCTGCATCCCTGATGATGATGATCTGGCATCGGATATTTCCGCTCCAAAGCAGAAATTTCGCGCGAACAACGATTGGCTCCTGATGAGCAAGAGCGACATGAAGGCGATAGGCATCCGCTCACCGGACCTTGCTGACGCCCTCGCCTTGACTTTCGCTGTGCAGGAATACTTTTCCGAGTGGGGAAAGCCAAAAATTGACACTAACTTCGGTTCATGGCAGATGCCTCAGGAGACAGCGGCTATGTCCGAAGGCTCTGCTACATCCTGGATGGGTTAATTATGGCGAGGAAAGATGTCAGTGATGAGATGGTGTGTAGGGCGGTAAAGTTCTACAAGGACGAGATGGAGAAGTCCGATTACCGCGCGAACGTCCCTTACCCTTATGAAATCCTGTCTGAAGTAACAGGGGAGCCCGAGAAAGTCTGTTACCGGGCAATGGAACGGGCTTACGATCACGGACTGATTGAGTGCGGAGTAAGTCTTAGAACCGGGTGGCTCACTCGAAAAGGCGAGAGCATCCTCGCGCAAGGAAAAATCTAGCGATGGCTTCATGGATTGATCCCGCTTCGCCTGCTCCCAAAGACAAGATCGCTGCGCCTGCGGGCTATGCTGACGCGGACGAGTTCCTGCGCGAGATGCGGACCCGCTACGATGAGGGCCGCTCGCACAACCAGCACAACGAGGACGCCGGCAAGGATGATGCCAGGTTCACCGTAGGCGACCAGTGGGACCCAACCGTCAAGGCCAAGCGCATTTCGCTGCACAAGCCGGTGATGACCGTCAACCGCCTGATCGCATTCGTCGGCCAGATCGTCGGCAACCGCCTGATGAACGAAACCGAGATCCGCGTTCATCCCGACAAGGGCGGTACTAAGGAAGTCGCCAAGATCAGGGAAGGCCTGATCCGCTCGATCTACAAGAACTCGTCTGCCGACCTCGCCCGCGACGAAGCCCTGAAGTATCAGGTTATCGGTGGGCAGGGCGTGTTCTGTCTTGCGATCGACTACGTTTCTGACGATGTGTTCGAGCAGGAAATCCATGTCAAGCACATCGCTGATCCCTACTCGGCTGTCTTTGACCCGATGGCGACCGAGCCCACTGGCGGCGATGCTGAATGGGTAACGGTCGAGGATGATATTCCTCTCGACCTGTTCAAGCAGCGCTACCCGAAGAAAGCCGTTTCATCGTTTGAATCCGAACTGAAGGGGAGTTCGTGGTTTACGGAGGAAGTCGTTCGCGTCGTCTCCTACTGGCGCATGGTCACGGAAGGCACCAAGACCCTCGCGCTTTACCAGGATGGCACGACCCACGACGTCACCAACATGGAAGAGTTCGAGTACGCAGAGTATCTCGCCGTTCGCAAGGACGGCTCGCCCTATATCCGCGAAGTCCCTAACCGCTTCGCGCGCATGTACGTCTGCTCAGGCGCTGACATCCTTGAAGGCCCTTACGATTACCCGATCTCATCGATCCCGGTCTACCGTGTTCCCGGTTGGGAAGTGTCGGACGGCGACAAACTGCACCGCTGGGGCCTTGTCCGCTTCCTCAAAGACCCGCAGCGCCTGCACAACTACTGGCGCTCGGTCATTGCCGAGCAGCTTGTCTCGGTCCCGCGCAACAAGTGGCTTTCGACTGCTGAAGCCGTCAAGGGCCACGAGAAGCGCTGGCGCGACAGTCCGACCAGCGATGATCCATTCCTGCTGTTCAACGACGGCGAGACGGCTCCGGTCCATATCCCGCCTCCGGGGATCGACGCTGCGCTTGTCACTGAAGCCGGCATGGCGACACAGGACATCCGCGATGTATCGAACATTCACGAAGCCGCTCTCGGAATGCAGAGCAATGAGGTTTCTGGTAAAGCCATTCAGGCGCGGCAAACCGTGTCCGATGTCGGAACTTTCGTCTACCATGATCGTCTGCGTCTGGCCGATGAACGCTGCGCCCGCAACATCAACGAACTGATCCCGGTCATTTACGACACCAACCGGATTGTCACCATCCTCGGTGCGGACAACAAGGCAACGCTACAAGTCATCAACGACCCGTCTGACCCCAATTCCGACGTCACGATAGGTAAGTACGGCGTTACCGTCGCTGTGGGTCCTGCCACCGTCACCAAGCGCGCTCTTGCCGCTGAACAGATGATGGCCTTTGTCAACGCTGCACCGGACACCGCTGGCACCGTCATGGATCTCGTTGCCGACGCGCAGGATTGGCCGAAGGCTGACGAATTTGCCCGCCGCTTCCGTATGTCGCTGCCTCCGGGCATGGTCCCTGAGGACGAGATGACGCCGGAAATGAAGGCGATGCAGCAGCAGCAGGGTCAGATGAAGGAAATGGAGGCGCAGCTTGCTGCCGCCAATGCCAAGGCCGATCTGGCGCTGAAGGAAGCCAAGGCTTCGCAGGCTGAAGCTGCTGCCCGTCTGGCCGAAGCCAGCGCCTACAAGGCGGTTTCGGACGCACAGGCGCGCATGGCTGATGTCGAGAGCAAGGTTACTGACCGCGAGGTCCAGCAGACCCTCAAGGGCCTCGACCAGCACAACGATATGATCGCGAATGACCGCGACCACGAACTTAACACTGTGACCCAGCTTTCGAGCAGGGTTCAGAGTGAGCGGGAACCGACTGAAAAGGAGTAGCGGGAAATGACAGCAATTCGATGGTCAGACAATGATCGATTCTTTGGTCCATTCACCTATGCACGGGACACGCGCGGCTATCGTCCATTCGCAATCATGCTCAAGTCTGGAGACGGCGATGATTATCCCGGCTGCTCGCTTCGTCTGTCCGCGTTCGGCCACACACTGATTGCCGCACTGCCTCCGATCATCAAACCATATCGGGTCTGGCATGAGATCACCACCGAGCCGACGCGATCACAGTGCATCGCAAAAGGCCGCAAGCCCGGCTATTGGGACAGCTACAGCCGCGAGTATGGTTTCACCGTCGTCGAGGGCGCTGTTCATTGGCACTTCGGCCAGCAGACGCACGACAGCCAGACGGACAAGAGCAAATGCTGGTTCTTCCCTTGGCGCGAGCATCGCTGCATTCGACATAGCCTCTACGACCTTGAGGGTGGGCTTTTTGCAGACTTCCCTCAGGGAAAACGGACGCGAAACAGGGCAACCGTCGAAAATGCTATCGAGGAAGCATGCCCGGTCGAGCGCTTTGTATTCTCCGACTTCGATGGCGAACAGATCACGGCTTCCTGCAAGATCGAAGAACGCGAATGGAAGCGTGGCAAGGGCGCGTTCCGGCTGCTCTACATCGGTCGCAATACGGTTCGCCGCTCGCTTGATCTTTCGTTCTCTGCCGAAGTTGGCCCGCGCAAGGGTTCATGGAAGGGCGGCATCATCGGTCACAGCATCGATATGCTTCCCGGCGAATTGCATGAAGCGGCTTTCCGTCGCTACTGTGCTGAACATGGGCTGATCTTTGGAAGCGTACAGGTAAGTGAAGAAGCTAACTAAGCAAAAGGAGTAGCGGGAAATGAGTGAAGGTGAAGAAGGCAATTTTGCCGCGTTCGAGGCTCAGGCCAACGATACCGAAGCTGCGGAAGCCGTAGTTGAGGATAAAAAGCCGGTCGAGGAGCCTGTAGAGGCTGCTGAAGTCGTCGAAGAAGGCGCGGAAGCCGATCAGGACGATGATTCCGGTGATGAAGACGATGATGACGCGCCAGAACCCGAAGAAAAGCCCAAAAACCGGCCTTCAGACCGTATTCGTGATCTTAATGGTAAGCTGCGCGCCGAACAGCGCACCAACGCCGCCTTGATGGAGCGTCTGGAAGCGATTGAAAGCCGCTTGACCGAAAATAAAGTCAATGATACTCCTTCGGATACAGGGAATGCTCCTGATCCGAACGATCTGGAACTTTATCCCCTCGGCTCACTCGATGACCGTTACATCGAGGACATGATCGAGCATGTCGCCAACCGCAAGGTGGCAGAAACTCTCGAATCGGCCCGCCAACGTGAGGCGGAAAAGGCTCAGCAGGCCGAAGCCGAAAGGCAGCACGCCGAACTGATCCAGAAGGCCGAAACCGTGGCGTCACGCGGGGCCGAACTGTTCGACGATTTTGAAGAAAAAGTCGTCATTCCTGCCATGCAGGGCAAGTTCGATCTCACCCAAACCACCTTTGAGGCCCTCTCTGAAGCGGAGCATGGGGCTGAAATTCTTCACGTCCTCGCCACTGATGCCAAGGAAGCCTCTCGGGTCGCAAGTCTGAGTGTCTACCAGCAGGCGAAGTACGTGATGGAGAAGGATGCGGAGTTTGCAGGCGGTTCAAAGGCCCCTGCACGAAAACTCCCATCCGCAGGCGCACCGCCTCAGTCCAATATTCGAGGTTCAGGGAACAGGAGTTCCTTTGATCCAGCCACCGCCGATTTCGCTCAGTTCGAGCGGAAAGCCAACGCAGCAAGATAACCCGGCCCGCGCCTAGGAACGGCAACGGTCATCTGAAGAAGGAAGTTTCAAATGGCCAATCAGTTCCTCAGCGCCACTGAATATGCGAACACGATGCTCCTGCTCGCCAAGAACCAGCTTGTCACCGGCAAGCTGGTGACGGGCAAGTATTCCGGCCAGGTGTCGGACGAAAACGGCTTGACCGTCTCCGTGAAGCGTCCCCCGCGCTTCGCTCGCAACGATGCTTCGGCAATGTCTGCGACTCTGGCGACGCAGGACATCGTGACGGGTTCGGTCAACGTCGCTGTCGATCAGTACGCCAAGGTCCACGTTTCGGTCGGTGACATCGAATACGTGCAGTCCTACAACCAGCTTATGAAGAACGAGACGATGAAGTCGGCGGCTTCGACGCTGGCTCACCAGATCGACGCGCACCTTCAGCGGCAGGTTGCCAAGTTCTCGGGCTACCTCGGCACCAGCACCCTCAGCACCGACCCGAGCAACAACATCGGCTCGCCGGCTGAGTTCAATCGCGTCCACACCCGCCTGATGGATCTCGGCGTCCCGAACAGCGATCTCGTTTCGACTGTCCTGTTCGACGACGGCGAGGAAATTCGCGGTTCGCTGATTGGCGGCAACATTCAGGATGTCAACCGTACCGCACTTGAGAAGGTCCGCATTCCGATCATGTCGGAAATCGACCTCTACGCCACCCAGCAGTGCCCGTCGCTGACGGTCGGCACCCGCGTTGCCGGCGCTACCTCGCTGATCGACAACGGTACGCTCTCGGTCAACTACCGCGATGTGAAGTCCACGATGGTCCAGACCATCCACATCGACGGTCAGGCACAGGGCGTGACGATCAAGACCGGCGAACACTTCACCATCGCTGGTGTCTATGCCTACGACTGGCGTAACCAGGTTGCTCTACCCTACCTCCAGACCTTCACCGTCCTTGGCGGTGCCTCGACGGCTTCGGGTTCGGTGCCGATCACTTCGGCTTACGGCACGGCGATCACCACCGACGCCAACGGTGACGTTGATCTCATCATCTCGCCGCCGATCATCGTTCCGGGTACTTCGGACGGTGTTTCGACTGCCGCCAACACCGCCTTCGCCACCGTCTCGGCGGCTCCGGTTGACGGCGCGGCTGTCACCCACCTTGGCGTTGCCTCGACCACCCGCCGCGTTCGCGCTGCATGGCACAAGCCGGCGATCACCATGGTTTCGGCCAAGCTGCAAACGCCGTTCACCGGGGAAAGCAGCTTCGCTACCGATCCCGAAACCGGCATCTCAATCCGCTACTGGCGCGGTTCTGACATCACCACCGGCTCCCATGTTCACCGCTGGGATTGCCTCTATGGTGCACAGAACCTCGACCCGCTCATGGGTTATCAGATCAGCGGTTCGTAATCGTCACGTGACCTCGCCCTTCGGGGCGGGGTCATACTTTCGGAAAGGTTTTCGACATGGCAAATAATCTCTGGCTCAGCGGAATGCAGTTCACCGACGCTGACGGTCTTTTTGATACGCAGGCCGCGCCGACTGCAAAGACGGCTGACGCCACCTTGACGATCGCAGAACTGCGGACCGGCATCATCACCGCTACCTCGGCAAGTGCTGTCGCCCTGACGCTGCCGACTGGTACGCTGACTGACGCTGCCTTCACCAATCTGCCGGTGAACTCGTCGTTCGACTTCACGGTCATCAACCTGGGTTCGTCCTCGGGCGCAGTCACGATGACTGCAGGCACTGGTCATACCATTGTCGGTCTGGCAACGCTGGCGATCAATACGTCCTCGCAGTTCCGTACGCGCAAGACTGCGACCAACACCTATGTTACCTATCGCATCAGTTAATCAAGGAGCGGGAAAATGACTGAAGAAGCAAAGAAGCCTGTTCCCGGCTGGCCCTCGTGGCGCTACGGCCCAAAGGGTGAAGCTGCTGTTTTCGAGAGCGAGGCCGATGTGCCGAAGGGCTGGAAAGATACCCAGCCCAAGGTCAAGGACGAGCCGGAAGAGCAGGATTTGTAGGTTCTCTGCCCATGGCATGATGAACGACGGCCCCGGCAATTCCCGCTGCCGGGGCCGTTTCGCATAAGGAAAACTGATTATGTCGCGCAAAGGTGTTCTGGTTGAGCAAGCCAGTTTTGGGTACGAAACTGTTGCGGCATCGCAGACAGCACAGGTGATGGGGACGACCGGAAAAGCCGGTGATTTTCTCAGTCACGTAGTCTTGCAGCCAACGACTACGGCAGCAGGGACGTGTATCATCTACGACAACACCACGGCGGTTTTCACCTTCACGACTGGGACGTTGAGTGATCTCAGGCCCATTGTCTATCCAGCCAATGCTGTCAGCGTGAATGGCGCGTGGAAAGTCACGACTGGCGCCAATGTGACCGCTACAGCATTTGGTGATTTCACTTGAAATGCGTCTTTTTGACATCTTGATGGCGGCAGCATTTGGTGGGGGAGGATCTGCTGCGCCCGCTGAAACTTTCCACATCGAGATGGAAGCCAGTACCGACGACCTCCTGCTGGAAACCGGCGACTATCTCTTGCTTGAGAGTGCACCCTAATGGCTGACACAAAGATTAGCGCACTGAGCGCAGCAACAGCACTGGCTGGCACGGAAGCGATTCCGATCGTTCAGGGCGGAGCGACCGCCAAAGCTACGCCTGTCCAGTTGGCGGCTTACACCAACTCCGTCATGGAATCGACTAACGTGCTTGCCCAGCGCAACGGTACAGCCGCGCAGACACATAATATTTACAATACTTACACCGACGCATCGAACTACGAGCGCGGCTTCATGCGCTACGTGTCGAACGCGCTGGAAATCGGGCATGCGGCGGCGGGGACCGGAGCGTCCAATCGGCTTGTAAATCTCATTACTGGAGGAACGACGGCGCTGTCGTTCAACACGACCGGTATATTCTTTAACGTCCCAACGAACTTCAACAATGGCACCGGCCCGGACGGTATGCGCCGATATACGGCGGCTGTGACCTCCGACGGGACGGAAAGCGGTGCGGGCCGCTTCATCACCAATCGCGGTGCTGTGG